GTTGTGAAATGAGAACAAGTAGTGTATTTTTGTTTGCATAGTTTAACATCTTGACTGCGTGGGTCATATCCTTTGCTTCTGCGCCGATCTGCTTTGTGTCCTGCAAATCTTTCATTTCATTTCCATCTTTTTCAAAATAAATTGCTGGTAGAAGTGCTGAAATAGAGTCTACTACAATCAAATCAACTCCCGCTTCCATAAGTTTTGTTGCAACATCTACCATGTCGTTTACTGTTTTAGCTGGTGAATAAATTAATTCTTTTGAGTTTACTCCAAGCTTTTCTGCCCAATCGGGATCATATGAGTGCTCTGCATCGATCCATGCACATGTCTTTCCTTCTTTTTGAGCTAATGCAATCATTTGCAAGCAAAAAGAAGATTTTCCTGCTGACTTGTTTCCCCAAACAAGTATCTGCCTACCATATGCAAATCCGCCGTTTAGTGCAAAGTTTAGTCCTATGCTTGGGGTTGGCTGCTTATCTATCTGGATATCAACAGCTGACTGAACCCTGGCTCTAGTCTTTGGGTCTAGCTTTGCTAAAATATCATCTAGTTGAATATCCATGCTAATTAATTATTAGCCAGTTCATCATAAGATTCTGAATTTTTGCTCTCTAGCTTAAATTCAAACGACAAAGACTCGTCGTTATAAACAACAGAAAGCTGAGTGTCTTCACTATTAGACTTAATAAAATCTTCCGTAGGAATCTCAATTGATCCAATTTTATTTAAAATAGCAACTAGAACTCTGCTGGCGTTCATTGTTTTAAAAATGTCTTCTGTGTTATTTGTCATATTACTTCCTTAACCATAAGTGTTCCATCTTCTAAAGTTTTTAGAACTGGCTGACATATCATTCCTTCTCGCATTTTTGCCAACGAAAGTGGGTACATGCTTGAAAATACAATTGCTCTATTTAAATTTTTATCTTTATCCGACATAACTAAGTGTGCCATAGTCTTACCAGCTTTTGTTTTATATGGTGTATAGCTTATCACAAACCTCTGGTTATCGTCAATAGGGTATGATTGTGCATATAAATATTTAACAAAAGCGTCATCTGAATCTTTATTGATTAAGTCGACCTCTACATACCTAGATATTCTATTGTCTCCAACAAGAACGAAATACATTTTATTTGTTTCTATTTTTGTTTGCTCAATATCAAATAGGCCTACTGATCCGCTTTCATCGACCAGCTCAATTCTTGACCAACCATTTCCACGCTTTATACTTTTAGCCATTCCAAACATAACAAAGGAGCCAAGCTCTTCAAACTCGTCAATTGGTCTAGCCTGTGCCTTAATCTTTGGATCCAGATTAGAAAGATTAAAGGATGGTATCCCTAAAAATTCGTAATAAGACTCGGCTTCTTTGCCGCTTCTAGGATTATCATCAAAAGCAGCACCGCCAATAGCGTTAAGAGAAGAAATGGCCCTAGAATTAATGCCACTGCCTTTTTTGGATGCCTTATCAACAAAGTCTTTATAGTTTTCATATGGTCTCTTTTCTATAATCTTATTTGCAATACTGTCTGAAATAAATTTAACCTCTGCTAATCCAAACCTAATAGAATCTTTTTGTAATGAAAAGTTTACATCAGACTCATTAACATGTGGAAGCTTTACCTTAATTCCAAGTCTCTTTGCTTCAATCAGATAGCCTGTTCTGGCGTCTTTGTCCCCTTCGTTTTTAAGGATCGAGAATAAAAATTCCAAAGGATAATAGCACTTAAGCCAAGCGGTATAATAAGAAAGCATAGAATAAGCGACAGCGTGACTGCGATTGAATGAGTATCCAGCATGTGCTTCGAAGTTTTTCCAGAGGTTTTCTGCTTCATCGGTGCTGATATGTTTTTTAGCGCCCTCAATAAACTTATCTTTGAAAGGACTGAGTTCTTTTGCATCTTGCTTCTTACCAATAACCTTTCTAACCTTGTCTGCTTCTGACCAAGTCATGCCTCCCAAGTGTACGCATGCTTGCATAACTTGCTCTTGATAAATAATAACTCCATATGTATTTTCTGTAAAAGGCTTCATTATAGGGTGAGTGTAATGAACCGCTTCATCTCCATGCTTACGCTTAATATAAGAAGCACCTACTGTATTCATTGCACCTGGGCGAACTAAAGCATTTGATGCAGCTAAATCTTCAAACTTGTCAACCCGCATTTTAATAAGAAGGTTTGTGTATGGAGTTGCTTCTGCCTGAAATATTCCCTTTGTGTATCCATCATTAAATATCTTATAAACATTTTTATCGTCAAGAGGTATGTCGTACAAGTTAATTTCTTTACCTGATCTGTCCTTAATTGTTTTTAAAGTATCAGAGATTACAGATAAAGTCTTAAGTCCTAGGGCATCTAGTTTAATAAGACCTATATCTGCAACCGTATCCATGTCGTATGCCACGACTGGAATTCTTCCAGAAACTTCGTCATTCGCATCTGCTCTAGATTCTATTGGAGCATACTTTCTTAAATCATCTTTTGCTACAACAACTCCAGCAGCATGCACTCCAACGCTGCGAATTTTTCCACGTAGCTTTTCAGCAAGCCATGTGACCTCTGGGTACTTTGATCTAAACTCTTTTGTATTTGGTGAATCCATAAAGTCTTCAAATGTATCAATGGACTTCATGGCACGGTTAACATCAGAAAGTGGAACCATAAATACACGGGCTGCATCACGAATAACACCCTTATCTTTAAAGTAAGTGAATGTAGAAATAGACGCAACGTGCTTGAACTTCTTCTTTAAATAATCTTTAACCTCTTTACGACGACGATCCTCAAAGTCTGTATCGATATCTGGAAAATCATTTCTTTCTGGATTAATAAAGCGGAAGAATAGAAGGTCATACTTAATGGGATCTACATCTGTAATTCCAAGAGCATAACAAACTAATGAGCCTGCAGCAGAACCACGGCCAGGACCAACCATAATATTATTTGACTTAGCCCATGTAATCATATCGGCTACAACTAGGAAATATGATGCAAACGACTTATCTTTAATTATAGATAACTCTTCTGCAATTCTATCTAAGTAGACCTGATCTTTGTCCAGAGATAGTCTTTTAAGGCCTTCTAAGGCCATATCAGACAGTTTCTTGTCAGCATTGGTCTTTGGGATAGGGAGCAGATCTAATCCCCTATTGAAGTCATATTCTTCAATCTTATCAGCAATTTCCATTGTATTATCATATATATCTGTACGAGTAATACCTGCTTTATTAAAGTCCGCCTCAATTTCAGACCTACTTTGGATAAATAAATTATAGTCAGCAAATGATATCTTGCGGTCTGGATATAGATAGTTAAATCTATCTAGCATATCTGGCATTTGTCTAGACATTTCAAAGTCTGCATCTTTATCTGATTTAGGAGATGTAGATAAAATAAGCATTGCTTCTTCTAAGACTCTATCTTCTTCTTTAGCAAAGTGGGCATCACCTGTTGCCACCGCCTTAATTTTAAGTTCATCTGCCAATTCAAGCAGCTTTGAATTTATTTCTTCTGGATTGTGAGACTGTACCTCAATATAAAAATCTTTACCGAAAGTTTTTTGAAAGTCTTTGAGAATAAGTTTAGCTTCAGAGAACTCGCCTTTTTCGATAGCCTTAGAGATAAGACCATTAAGGCATCCAGAGAGTATAATAATACCTTCCGCATATTCCTTAAGCACCTCTCTATCAATACGTGGCTTATGATAAAAACCTTCTGTCCATGCAAGCTCTTGCAGGGTGTTTATATTCTCTAAGCCCTTTTTATTCTTAGCCAAAAGAATAATATGATTATACGCCTGAATAGATTTATCTGTTTTAGAAGATCTATCAAATCTATCTGTTGGTGATATGTAAGCTTCTACTCCAAGTATCGGCTTTATGCCAAGCTTCTTTGCTGCGATCTGCATATCACGATGAGAAGACAGTGTTCCATGATCTGTTATGGCAATTGCTGTTTGCCCTGCATCTAATGCTGCTTGACACAACTCTTCTGGAGAGTTTAGTCCGTCCATAAGAGAGTAATACGAGTGAACATGTAAGTGCGTAAAGCTCATTAGTAACCACCACAGCATTCATTCCTAGTATGATATAATCTAATTTTAGTTAATATCTTTTTTGTTGGTGCGTATAAATCTTCTTTGCAACACCCGCATTTCATGTGCCATTCTCTGGCAAAAAAATCATACAAGGCGCCCGTGTAGTTTTTATACTTATTGGAAACAAAAGTTTCAAATGGGTCTGGTATCTCGTATGTTCTCATTGTGTTATTCTACTAAATAATGTGGAGGCGGTCAATACCGCCTCCACTATTTAATACTACCAGTCTACGCTGCTGCTTGTTGAAGAAGATTCTCTTTCTTCTGGAGCTGATTCTCCAGTATAGAAAGCTTCTTGCTCTGCGTATGGTACGCTTCTGACGGCTGTCTTCTCTAGATCAAATAGCTCTACAGCAGAGAAATCAAATGGCTTCTCATCTTTAGCAAGTGGGATAATTGTGTAGCTTGTGTCTGTCTTAAGACCACTACGCTTTACACGCCACATTAGGTTTGTGATGCTTCCCATTTCGTTTGCATATTCAATTAGTGTTGGTGTAATTGTTTTACCGCTTACGCCTTGAGAAAGAATTGCTACATATGGCTCAGTCTTTCCGTCATCAACTAGAACATTAATGTATAGGCGTTTTCTTGCACCCCAACCAGCCTTTGGATCCTTGCGATGCTGCTCTTGAGCCCAGTCACGGCCTTCATCTTCCATTGTGTCTAGTGCCTTACGGCGATAATCTTTAGGGTTCGTGTGTTCAATTGCAAAAAATCCGCAACCCATTTTTTCATTATAGTGTGGTGAATCTGGATCAAGTTCCTGCAGGAAGCGAATCTTTACTGCTTCCCCATCTTCAATCTTTAACCACTTTGCCTTGCTATCTTCTGAACTTGTGTATGTAACCTTGTCCATTGCCTTTGTCATTCCTGACAAACCTTTTACTATTCCCATTTTTTCTCCTTATGTATGTAACGGTATATATCCGTTTGTAACCACGTATTTTTTAAGTTCGATATTCAAAATTAGATATGGCATTTGTTATACAGGCTTTAATATCTTCATCAGACATATCACCTGCATCTTTTACACCCTCTGGATATATTCTACCATAAGAATGCGATGCCCACAAGATGTTTTTATTACTTAATTTATAAGCAATTGATGAGCCTAAATCTCTTCCAGCCTTATCTGCATCTGTCATAATAAGCACCGTATTAAAATACCTATTTAGTAGACCCAAGTTATCCCCAGATATGTGGCCACCTAAAGTAGCAACAACGTTTGGAAATCCTGCTTGGTGAACACGAATTGCATCAAAGCTGGACTCTACGACAATAACTCTGTCCCCAATTTTCTTTGCACGATGTATATTAAACATTGTTTTGCTTCTTGGAAGGTCTTTACTATTTTTAAATCTTTTATCAGATATAGATCTGCCAACAACACCAACTGGAGTTCCATCTGGACTATGAACTGGAACAGTTATCATGTCCATATTGTCTGAATATCCTAATGAAAAATATTCAATTGATTCTGAATTAATTCCACGAGATTCTAAATACTGCTTAGCTTTATCATTATTAAGTAAACCATTATGCAGGCTTACCAATGTGTCTTTTGAAAACTCAACGAAGTCTGGCTTGTCTTCTAGCATGTCTTTTAAAGACTCATCAAAATTTTCTAAAGCTTCAGACTGCTTAGACTCGATATACCTTAAAGATTGGAATTCATTTTTATTTAGAATCCTCTTAACTAAATCGCTAAGGGTTCCAGCTTCACCGCATGAAGGGTTAAAGCATATGTAGGCACCTTTTGTTTTACTAATACTAAAACTTGAAGTATGTCTATTCGAATGAAATGGGCAGTACGCTAGGTAATCATTTGATGTTTCACCCACCATATCTATTCCAAGACTTTGTACTATGGATTTAATATGAGCAGGGGTGTACTCCGAGCTATTAGCTTGCCTTGAGTTATACCCTCGAATTGCCATGCCTTCTTCTTTCCTACATAAATTCCATGAATGCTCATTAAGAACCTCCAGGTTTCTCCAGTAAATTCTACCGAAAAGGCTGGGTCTATGTCAAGAACCCTTACGTACCCTTTACCCCTCATGTCTTGTGTTAAAAGATTTTCGTACTGTGGTCTTAAGCTTATTATTTGAGAATCGTCATGAAACTGTACTTCAATTTGAAATCTTTTAATTTTTCGATGAGTCATTGCTCAACTCTGGAAGATCTTCATATATTGGTGTAATAACTCCTCTATTGATATCCCAATCAAGGAAGAATCTGAAGTCGTGTCCATGTCTATTCTTTCTAGACACCACCTCAATTAAATCAGTATTGGCATGTTTATGAATAGCAATAGCCATGTCAGCATCATACTCAATAGCCTTGGACCAAGCAACTTGGCTCATCATTGGAGGTTCTTTTTGATCAGAAATATCATCTGCTGTAGCAGCAGTGATATCAATAATCGGAATTCCATTAGTTACCGCTAGCAACTTAAAGTCTCTTGAAATATTTCTATTTCTTTCTACTTCAGAATTACTTCGCTTATTATCATTAAACAGCTGATGATAATCAAGAATAACTAAGTCTGGCTTATGCTGGTCAATCTTTCCTTGAATAGTTGCAGGCGTAACCTCTCCTGCACCCTCATTGGAAACTAGAATAAAGCTATTCTTACCTTCTGTTTTTTTCTTTCCCCATGTTTTAAAATCATCAATATTAATGTCACCCTTAGACAAATCGCTTGCTCTAAACAAGCCAGAGCCAAGCATTGTATAGATTCTATCTCTCATGTTTTCTGGAGCCATTTCGAGAGAAACAATCATTGGCTTGAACCCCTGCTCCCATGCTTTGCATGCAAGGTAGGACGTGAACCATGTCTTACCACGGCCTGGCCAGCCAATAGCGACGATAAGATGTCCTGGGGCCATTCCTGTTGGGTAGGCTTTATCTATAGCCTCAAATCCAGTTAGGATTCCTGGGCTACCGCCCATAGCCAAAGATCTGGTTCTTACTGACTCATAATGTCTTTCTGCTGAATCTAAATCGGTAATATCCAAATCTTTAACATTGTTTGTGTATCTACTTAATGTTGCAAGCTGAGATTGCATAGTCCCAAGAACTCTGGACGGAGCATCTTCTTTTAATGATGAGCCAGCTTGCAGAAGAATTGTTTTTAGCTTATTGCCAACAAATTCATTTTTAAGCTTATCTAGATAGTACCCAGTCTCTCCTTTAGTTTCAACTGGCTCGAAGTCTTTAAATTTGTCTTGCAGGATTCCAGCTTCTGGAACCGCTCTAAACTTATAGTAGTAAGACTTAAGGCCTTCCCAAATATCTTTATGGGACACAAACAAATCGTCTGAGTTATCTGCAAGTATGGTGCTTATGTCTTTATTCTTGCATACCGCTGAGATTAGCTCGGCTTCTGTATTCATTCGTTACCCTCAATCATCTTTTTTGTTTCCTGCAACAGACGGCTTCTGTTAGCTTTATCTTCTTTAATCTGCATCATCATATCTTCTATTCTTTCAAAGTTGTTATAAAAGAAATTTAATGGGTGCCTATTTTTCCCAGTCTTAAAGTAGTAATATAAAACATCCTTAGATCTATCAAAACCTATGCTGTCTATAACATCTTGCATAGCCCACTTTTCCTTATATCGATTTATTGTTGGCTTGGTGTTATACATGCCCTCATATAAATTTGAATATAGGGAAAGTAGGATATAAGGCTCTTTATTTACTGCCACGCAATTCCTCTTCTACCTCTTGAGTCTTTTGAATAAGCTTATCTTCAACAAACTTGTATACTCGATCTGCTGCGGCATCAACTGTTTCACCCTCTCGAACAAAGTCGTCGACACCGATGCCAATCTTAATGCTTTCAAAATTTCCAAGGTTGCGTGTAAAAGACAAGTCTACTCTAACTTGAGTTCCTTTTTCCATTAGTGCTCAGCCTTTCTATGTCTACTTAAACTGTCATGGGCAAAAATACCCCAACGTAATTCTATTTCTTTTTTGCATATATCACAAACCACTACTCTGCTAGACATTACTCTGCTCTCCATACTGGTACAAATTTTCCTTCAGTGGTCTTAGTATACAATATAGTGTTATGTTTGAGAAGAGCTTTCATCTCATTTCTTGAAGGCATATTGTTGGAGTATCCTGATTCTAATATAAATTCATGAATTTCCATTATGTCTGATTCACTATACATAAATTTGTACCATGTGCTATCTGGATTACCTATAGGATATACCTTTTGAGGATACCTTATCTTCCCGTCCAAAATATAATCTTCTATTGTAACCTTATGCTTTCCAAGCATCTGTGCTACCTGCTTAGTTGAATATGCATTTTCCATAGTTTTTAAAACTTGAGAATAAGAATAAAGCAACCTTTTTTTATCTGGGTAACACCAAGCAACTATTTGGTCTTTAGATCTTGAATGACTTAATACTTTATGTATCTTGTTATTTAAGAAGAAATACCGAATGCTTTTAGCTGACTGTTTTCTCTTTTTTCTATCCATTTACCTAATGCACTCGTATCCTTATTGATCATCCATCTTTTACCGCACATCATGCAGAAAAGCTCTACGTGTAATTTTTGAGAAAATACTCTATCTACAAAAACTCTACCCTGGCATTTATTACATTTCATCATAGCGTAAATAGCTTCCCATCAACAACACATGAGTAATCTGGTGCCACATGGATCATTTGAATATGTGGATAATCATTTACAATATGTGCAATAGCAAATCCTTTTTGCCAATCATGGTGCTGCATATATTTCATTCCTGGACCCTTTTCATCACACATGTGCCCAAGCTCATATCCACGAAGTGTTTCTCCTTCGCCATTATTTCTAAGCTCATATGTGACTAAGTGTGAAGCAATTCTATGAGAGTGGCCTCTTATCAATGAAACCTGAAGGTCTTCCATATCTTTACGAACAGATCCAGTTGATGCAATTGAAAGACCATGGTGAACGTGAATATCCCCAAAGCGTCGCTTTGGCAATTCATTGTAATGAATATACTCATATCCTAACGAGTCTAATCCCCACAGAGCTTCTGGGGTAACTTCTGAAATATATTCTGGAAGCTTTGCATCCACATAATTAAAAATTCTAACATCGTGGTTTCCAAGCGCTGAGAATAGCTGTGCATCTGGAAGCATTTCCCTAGTCTTTGCATAAAAATCTCTTGCGCCTTTTGCTTCATGGCGCATCATTGGGACAATAAGATCTTTACTATCATTCTTATGGTAGTTTAGAAACTCTGCTGATTTTCCTTCAGTGTATTTGCTATAGCATGCCTGATCATCTGTATCACCAAGGTAGTCAACGACATCTGGCTTAAACCATTTCATTACCTTAAACCAAAGTGCAATCATTTTATCGTCCTGATATGGAAACTGCTGATCAGATGAAATCATCCATTTTAAATCGTTGCTCATTAAAACCCTTAATATATATAAAAGCCACGATATCGTGGCTTAATGTTATAGTAATTGTAACATATTACTTTAGGTTGTCAACACCTTGTTATGAACCAGAAACAACCTTTTTACCAGCACTCATCCAATGAAAGTTAATTGCTCCGTTAATAGTTTTTTCAGCGTAAACATTAAGCTTAGTTGCAGCCATATTTCCAGAAAGTGACCATCTAATATTATTTGTTTTTGGATCTTGGAGCCTTGGTGTTGCAACAACATATGCCACTTCATAGTCTGCTCCCCAACCTAAATCAATTTCTATTGAGTTTACTTTACCACCAGTAAGACCATTTTCAAATGTTACAACCCCAGCTTTTAAATGCATAACTGCAAGCTGTGTTACGCTGTTGGCTGTGCTTGTGCTTAAGTTATATGACTCGTCTGTCTTTAGCTGAATAGCATCGATTTGAGTTTGTAGATCCTGTAGCTTCTTTGGGTCTACTGGCTCACCGTCTTGGAATACAACAGTCAATTAAATTTCCCCCACTTTTGACTCTATAGAATTAGAGTATTCGGCAATAGCTTTTTCTTTTTCTTCTTTTTCATTTGCAAAAGTTGTGAGCTCAGCCCTAAGAACTGCAACCTGCAGCTCATGATTTGCCGCCATTTGTCCAATTCTTTCCTGCAACGCAGTTATAATCAATTCTTCCCTAGAAGACATATTAACCTAACTTATTCTGATAGAGAAGCGAGCTCTTCGACAAGAGCTGCTATTTTTTTATTTACTGAAGTAATCTGTGCATTAACAGATGCAATCGCATCTGCTGCTGGAGCCGTTGCTGACTCTTCTTCCATAAGATTTATCTCAAGGTTGTACTTTGAATAACCCAATGTTCTTAGGTGAGATTCAATAATTGAGCTTTTTTCTTCATTAGTTAATTCGTATTCTGCCATTTTGTGCCTCCATGTTTATTATATTATTATACCATTACCATTTGCCTATAGGGCAAGTTGCGCCCTTAAGCTTTGTTTTTGCTGGCATAAAGCAACCGCATTCTTGACAGGTTTTAACCCCGTCATTAAATTTAGGGCATGCCTTACACAACGAGTATCTAGAATTAGACTCTTCTTCTGAAGAGTATTCCGTATTTGGGTTTAAAAAATCCCATGGCTTTACTTCATTTGAATTTACCAGCTTTTTAACCTGATCCCACTTACTGGCCATCAGAAGACCTCAATTCAAAAGATTCGCCATCCCAGTAATAGTCTGCGCCCGCTTTTGGAAGGTTTGGCAAATCTATATCTACATCTGCCATATCAACTAAAGTGGGATTGCTAGAAAGACCAGCCCTAAGAAGATCAGTTCCTGGACCAGCAATATTAAACCAACCAGCGTATTCTCCATTTACCAAAACCATATAGGTGCTTCCACCCATTTCAGACTTATTCATAGTATCTCCTTAATGTATGAAATCATATCATTTATTATAAATTCTGTCTATCATAAAGTCTATTTTCCAAATGATATTATTGAATATTTCACTCCGTTTGATACTGGTAAAACTCTATGAATATATTCTAAGCTTGATGGGAATACTATCAAGCTGTCTTTTTTTGGCTTTATGGGTATACTATAAGCCTTGTCTTTAAATTGAATTTCTCCGCCTTCATAGTCGTCGTTGATGTAATAAACAAAAGATACTTTAGATGGGTGAACTTCTCCGTCGTCACAGTGCCATGTTACTTTCTGGGTTTTCTCGTACCTCAATATTTCCCACGGCTCTCTTTCTTTTATTTTAATATCAGTTGATTTTACAAAATGAAGTATGCATTTAGATAGCGCTATATCTATTTTTTTATTAAGTACCCTCTTTGCATTAGAGTATTCAGGACCATCCTGTAAACCTACATACAATGAAAAAACAGTGCACGAACGCAGTGAATCGTCATAATCTTTATTATTCATTGTTGATTCCTTATAATCTTGATTGTATTCAGAAAATATTTTATTAAGCTCGGAAAGGACGTCTAAGCTGCTACCGACAACATCTTTATACATAAATATTTTATTTCCTAGGTCTTCTACTTTCAATTAAATTCTCCTTAAGCTTTCTCACTGTTGTTGTGAGCCATTAAGCCCTCAACAAAATATATGTCTTTATTTTCAATATCAATTGAAACTGTTTCAACTGTCTCTTCAACTAAAATTTTTGAGACAACTATTACATTACTCAAGTTTTCATCTACAATTACGTCCCCAACATTTAAATCTTCAACTTTAATAAACTTCCATAAATTATTTTGTTTTGCTGGAATAATATGCTCGTAAGTTATTTTAATTGTATCATTTATCACATAGTGCTGTCCATAAGATCTAATAACAACATTTGTAACATTAGCTGTAGTTTTAGATGTTCCAGAAATATCTTCAGATGACCATAATGATAAATTGTTTATGTCGGTTTCTTTGTCTCCCAAGCCTGGTATGTCAGCTGCCATGACCTCATCACCAATATATAAATCTTCAATATTCTTAAATGATCCGTCTGCCATCTGGATTCTTGTTCCAAATACGTGGCAGCCTCCACCTCCCGTATTAACTGTGTTAACGGTATTAACTGTGTTAACGGTATTAACTGTGTTAACGGTATTAACTGTGTTAACGGTATTAACTGTGTTAACGGTATTAACCGTGTTAACGGTATTAACTGTGTTAACGGTATTAACTGTATTGATGGTGTTAATCGTATTGATGGTGTTAATCGTATTGATGGTGTTAATCGTATTGATGGTGTTAATCGTATTGATGGTGGTACAGCCTCTATACTCTATTTCAAATCCACTGACTTCCCTAGTAGACAAAGTATTGCAACTTGAGTTTATACATGTCTCAATCGCAGTCCATGTTCTAATTCTAGCTTGCTCCCCTTGACTGCAAGACCCCCATGATCCCCATGCGCTATAATCTTTTGTACCAGTAGTACAACCAGCAGTACAACATGAAGTGTACTCATATTCTGTTCCGTTAACTTCTGTGGTTGTGCTATTGCAACTAGAATCAATATTGGTTTGTATGGCTGTCCAAGTTCTATATCGAGCCCTTTCTCCTTGGATACAGTTTCCGTATGCAGACCAAGCACTGTAAGTTTTCGTGCCAGTAGTGCTGCTTGGGACACAGCATGAAGTATACTCAAAATCGGTACCGCTAATTGTTTCAGTTGTATTAGTGCAACTTGTCGTAAAACATGATTCAGTTGCTGTCCAGCTTCTTGATCTGGCACGTTGACCTTGTATACAGCTACCGTATGCTGTCCAGGCTCCGTATGTCTTAGCTCCAGTAGTACAGGACTGTACGCAGCATGATGTATACTCATACTCAACGCTATTTAATTCATTTTGAGAAATTATATTGCAGCTTGAATCTATACACGTATTTATTGCTGTCCAGGATCTTTGTCTTCTTCTCTCCCCCTGAACACATGATCCATAAGCAGACCAATCTCCATAAGTTTTTGTTCCTAGTGTGCAGCCAGCAGTACAACATGAGGTGTACCTATACTCTGTTCCATTAACTTCGTTAGTTGTAGTAGTACAATTAATTGTATTGTTTGTTTGAATAGCTGTCCAAGTTCTATAGCTCGCTCTCTCTCCTTGAATACATGAGCCATATGGAGACCAGTCGCTATAAGTTTTAGTTCCTAAAGATGAGCTGGCAGTGCAGCAATCTTTATACTGAACTTCAAGCCCGCTTTCTTCTGTCGTAGTTGTAGTACAGTCTCTAGTAAAATTAGTTCTTGTTGCTGTCCACGGAACCGTTCTTCCGATTTGTCCAGTATTTAAATTGCATGTACCCCAATCATTTGGTGTCCCATAAGTCTTAGCCCCAAGTGTGGATGTTGGAACACAACAATCAATATATTCTGTTTCTGATCCAGATAGCTCTACGTTAGTAACAACGCAATTTTGAGAAGTTGTTTTTTGTATCTGAGTCCATGTTCTAGTTCTTGGTCTTTGAGGATCTGCGGGTGCAACTGTACACAATCCAATTACCCATTCTGTGTAAACTTTTGGCTCTAAAACTACAGATGGGCAGCATTGATCTGTTTGTGAACAATTAATAGAAAATCCAGAACCGCTTAAAGTTTTGTCATAAGGTTCTATAGATTTAGAACACCCTCCGCCAGGAACAAAATTTAAGCAATACCAAGTTCCTCCGATAACTATACATACAGGAGAAGACTCTGCAAAATCATATGAAACGGCTGTTAAATCTACATTATCAATTTTAGAAGTTGTAGCAGTTAAACATGAATTAGAATTTGCTGGAACATTGGTAACAGATATAACGTCAGAAGACCTTGACGCTGTCCCAAATGTTGCGGAAACGGTTATATCAAATGAACTTATTGTACTCCAATTTTCTATATTTACCTTATATCCAGTTGAAGTTATATCGTAAGGAACTCCTAACTCTGCGGCTATTCCAGTTTTTAATGTTCTAAAACTTTTAGAGACTCTCTCGCTTTTGTATTTATCATTTTCTCCAGCAAGTGCGGTTACTGAAACAGTATATAGTCTATTTTCAGTTAAACCGAAAGGGCTGGCAGAAACATCTTCAGTTGAAAGTTTTGGGTATCCCCCCAAAGAATCTGCTGTAATTGAATCTATTAATTCAACTTTATACCTTTCTGCATCTGGGGAATACCAATTTATATCCACAGAACTTTTTGTTCTATTAGATATAGTAATTTCTGGGTCTTCTATTTCTCTTGGTGGTACAAACACATATGACGCAATCCTTTGAGTCTCATTCATATCATTTAAGTGGGACTCTAAAGAATTGCTAGCATTATAATAATAATCTTTTGCAAATGCATAGACGTTTATTATGTAATCTTCATTGGAATCTATCATAGCTTGGGTGTAAGATATGGTTCCAGAATACTGATGGTTTGGCAACACATCTACGTTTTGCAATGCGCCAATTCTTGTTCCATAAAAATCAGTTAACTCTATTATTTGCTTTCCAATAAACTCATCAGTTCTAGATGACGGGAAGTATTGTCCATTTGGATATGATGCAGCAGATGATGTTAAATACTGCCACTTAAATCCAAATATTTTAAACTCTGGCATACTTAGAGTTTCATCTTCAACTATTTGATCACCAGTGCTGTATGTAGTAAACCCAAAATTAAGTCTTGGGAAAATTCCTGTAGCACTTGGATACCATGAGGTTGCAAGTAGGTAGTCATCTGCTGTTGGATTAGCATCTTGACCAGCTGCAACTTGTGCCCTAAAGCCTATTTTATTTTTAATGTCATCTAGTGTTATTGTTGGTCTATCTGCAACTAGTTTAGGAACTTCATCTAAATAATCTGAATCCTTATACTCTAAATACTCAAGCTCTTGGCTAATTAATGTTGTTGGTGCATCCCAATTTGTAATTATAGACTTTTGTATTTTAATTAAAAATGATATTGGTTCTTCATACCATTTGCCTCTTGTAACATACATTTTGTCTTGCTGAGTACATTCTGTTTCAGATGTGCTTGAATCCGTAGAAACAAATATAAGTTTTGGGTTTTCTTTTGGATAAGGAGATTCAGATCCAAAAATTTTATACCATATGCCAGCACCTAAATCATTTAGCCCTTGAAATCTCCAGGCACTTTTTATTTTTAGCCAGCCATCTGTTGAGCCAGCATCACCGATATTAGTCTTTCTCCATATGCTTCTTATTTTTATCCAGCCATCAAGATTGCCAGCATCATCTAAATTTGACTTTCTCCACCAGCTCATTTATGCTTTCCTACTTAACCATATGTCGCCCTTAACGAAGGCGCCTCCGCCTTGATCTCCATCTGCATGCTGTATTCTATCCGTAGTACTTCCTGGGTAATTATTTCCTCCGTAAAAAAAAGACCTTCCTCTTGTAAGCTCTCCAGTTTCAACATCTTGAACTACTGTTGGATCTCCAAATGTGCCATCAAAATTATTACCAACATTTAAATAAATTTTAAAATTAGGGTTTCTCGATTGATTTATTTGAAAAATATTACTTGAATAAGTCATCATTCCGCCTGCTAGGCTAAAGCTTCCAACATTTTTTGTAACTCCACCTATGGTAGTATTTTTTCCCAATATATAATCATTTGAAAAACTTTCTGCCGTACCTAAAAATATATTAGATGCAACTAAATCTGTTTGGACCTTAAATGAATCTCCATCATATGTTAGCTTTCCATTAGCAAGTCTAAAATTACCAGATGAAGATATATAGTCAACATTTCCTGGGTTACCGCTTCCTTCCCCAGGATAAGCAGTTGTCCATGCAGATGGACTCATAAAATAGTGATTTGAGCCAACAATGTTTCCACCAACTATAGAACCCTGAAGTCCGTCAAGAGTTATTTGAGAAGAAGTATTTGTAGATTTTATTTTTGCAGAATCAATTGTCCATCCGTTAGAAACTTTATACCCAGTTGCTGTTGTAGAATCAACTTCTAATATTCCAAATCCGCCCTCTCCTGCCTGAACCATTCCACGAAGAACGGCATCCCTTGCAACCATTTTTCCAGCATAGGTAACAGAAAAATTAGGACTAACTGTTCTAGATCCTCCAGCCCAAATTGCAACATCTGTGGGGGTTGTTGTTGCAAACAGACCGACATTACCAGCTTTGTTTATTGAAGTATTATCAATTGTCCATCCAGCTATAGTTCCTTTATTTGCAATAATTCCACTAACTGGATCAAGCTGTACGTACTTTTGGTTTGCTCCAGTAATTTGTATTCCAGAAAATCCTACTAAAGGATTGTTTATTTCACCACTTGTATACTTTCCAATTTCTACCTTAGATCCATTTCCAGCATCAATGAGAAGTTGTCCACTATATGATACTCCATTTATGGTTCCGCCAATTGCTAAATTTCCAAGTATTCCAGATGCTGCTTTAATTTCTCCAGATAGGTCCGCATCTGTTGCTACAACTTTTCCTTGTGTGTCTACACTAAATTTAGACCCTACAGATATCTGTCCGCCAAGAACCTTTATATTCCTTGCAGTTACAGCACCTTCTTTTGTTACAGAAAATTTTGCATCTTCGTTTGCATTTAGTGAGTATCCGCCAGCTACTCCAGCTCCAGCCCAAAATGCATAGGTTCCAGATGGTGAAATTCCAGTAAAGGTATTTGTAGATGAAGTTAAAACATTCTCAAACTTGTTCTCAGATATTATCCAATTAGCTATTTTAGCTTTCTTTGTAATAAATGTTGCAGTGATTCCATTCTCTTCACCAATTATTTGAGTTGTTGGATTTGTTCCATTTGTATCATTTGAATCGTATAAAAATAAACCTCGTTTGTTTATAAGCATTCTTGCGCCAGTTAAAACTGGTTCATCGTTTGAATCTAAGGTTCCAGCAAATATAGAGCCATCTGTTTTTATTTTAACTGGATTTTCAATTAAGGATAGTGAGGCAACATCTATTATTAAAACAGAAGCAGGTACTGACATATCTGCGTTGCCATTTTCTGAAGTCCATTGAGCTTGTACCCAAACAGTGTTGCCAGCATTTGTTTCATCATAAACAATAACTGGGCTTGAGTTGGACGATGCTACAAG